CCAAATATAAGGCCAAAATCCCCATTTCCGAGTCCACCTTGTAGAAGATTGTTGATTCGTTCCCAAGGTGTTGGAATAATAACTCTTGAGTCTTCCCTAAAACGTGCTTCAATATCTTTATTATATTCATGTCCTATATTTTTATCTTGACCGGCTTTCATTGCGTTTTCAATCATTAATTTGATTGAATCATAATCTCCGGCATTTAACAAATCTACACTATTTAAAAGTGCTTTTTTTAGTTGTTGGTTTTTACAGAATGTAGAAAATTCTTCTTGAACATAGGCCAAATCCTCATCTGATGCCTCATATGCAAGTTTAAGTTGATCTTTAAGAGATATTCTTAATACTTCATTATCAATTTTCTTAAGTTCTACTTTTAGAACTTCCATTGAAGGCGTAGTATGGTATTTGTCGTAATATTTTAGGATTTCTTTAATAATCCATTTATGGGCTTGATTATCCCAATATTCTTCACTAATAATATCATGAATGTTGGTTAAAAACTCTTTATGAGTTAACAACGATGATATCACTTTAATTTGGAAGTGAGGTCCGTATTGATTTAAATTTACTAATGTCATTTTATAACTTATTTTTTATAACTAAATTGTTCGAAAACATCTTTTACCCAAAATTCTACATTCCTAATTATAGCACCTAATTGATCAGTATGATACATGGCTAAAAACTGGTCCGGAATATAATTAACTTCTTGGGATTTGACAACCTCATTTAAGTATTTTTTATCATTTTCATCTAACATAGGGTTTGATAAATCCATAATTTTATAATTTTTCTCTAACGCATCAATTTCTTGAATAATTCGAGCATAAATTATGTGTTCTTTAAATTTACCTTCACAAATGTTATACACATCATCTAATGATATATCTCTTTCTTGTAATTCGGGGAATAGCTTATATAGTTTTTTCTCACCTAACCCCTTAACCCCTTTAACTTTATCAGAATTATCACCCATAAGTGTTTTATAAATGATGAAATTAGAAGGAGACATATTAAATTTCTCTCTTACTACTTCCTCAGTATAAAATTCTTTTTCCATAGGACGATATACAATTACATTTTCATTTATTAATTGTAGGAAATCCTTATCTGAAGAAACAATAAATACCTTATCTTGTTTTTGTTTAGGGATTACTGAGCACAAGTGTGCAATAATATCATCAGCCTCAACTTTATCTAAGGATACGGTTTTAACAGGTAATGTTTTTAGATACTGGATAATGCGAACTATTTGATCTATTTTAGCATCATCTTCATCTTCTAAATTATCAAAAGCATCCCAATTAGTGATGCGTTGAAGGTTTCTACCTGATTTATATTCGGGGAGAAGGTTCTTCCGGTTATTGGAAGAACCCGCTCCATCGAATACAACGTAAACTTGGGTTGGTTGGATTTGACGTATTAAGGCACCCAAAGAACGAAAGAATCCACCTAAACCCCCAACATGAATCCCCTCAGGGTTGACCATATTAAGCATTGCGAAATTTCTAAAGAATAGATTTAAACCATCTATCATTAATACTCTTTCACCTTCTACAGTCTCTTGGCCTTGCTCATCGAGGTTATCGAGGAGCTTAAGTAAATCTTTTTTCTTCATTTTATTCTGGTTCGTTTTCGAATGACGTAATATCTGTGTAGGCTTGATCTTCTTCAGCAATAATAAAATCACCACCACCTAAAATTTTCTTCCACGCATCTCCGTGTTCGTCTTTATAGGATTTAAGTGCTTTATCATCATCTAAGATAAAACCATGAGGCGTCATTACAATTTTACCTCTAGTGGTAACTCCGTTAATGTGGTTTTTGTCAATTTGTAGGTTAGTACGTTTAGCAAATTCTACCTGCTTACCATCTTTAATTGCTTTAATTTTAGATGTTCCAGCTGACATTACGTTACCAAATGTTACTACAAATGTTGAATCAAACCACATAGCATAACCTCCCTTATTCATAAGTTTTGGTTGTCCCATTGGGGATTCGGCTTTCAACGTCCATACTTTATTAATACAAACTAGTGTATTAGTGTAAGGTGATGATTCTTTACGAGACATCACAATACGTTGGTTAACGTTGTTACCGAATTGGGTTGACATTGCGCCGGCGTTCCACTCGTTATTGTTTTTATTAGATTTTAACGACATTTCACACGGTACAGACCCGATAGAATCCCAACAGAACAGCAAATCATAAGGTAAATTACCTTTTTTCTGTTCGTCAAGTAAGTCTAGAATAAAACCAGCAACGTCTTCGATTGAATTAATAGTTTCTCTATCTACATAAATAAAGCTACCATTATAATCTAAAACTTCTCCTGTTTCTTCATCTACAACTTCATTTACTTCAAGTCCCATTTGTACGGCATGCTCCCAGTTCCATTTCATCTCTGTGATAATGAAAACTGGGAGGATACCTCGCTTCTGGGCTGATACAGCTGCTTCAATCATAGCAGTAGTTTTACCTGTATCAGAATGCCCACGAAGCAATACAATATGGCCTTGAGGAATACCCGGTACCGAAGTGATTTCTTGGTACGCATCCGAAAGTGGAATCCAGGTTTGCTCTTTGAATTTAGCTTTTGATGTGAGTCCTTTCTTATTCTTAAAGCTATCTAGGTTAAACCCTGCTTTAATTTCGGAAGAGACTGCCTCCGATAGAGACTTTTTTGTTTTTCCTCTTGGCATATTGTTTTAATTAAAATGGTAAATCGTCGTCTCCTTCGAATAAATCGTTAAATTTGTCTGCCTTTGTTTTTTTCGTTTGAACATTCAAAGAATAATTTGACTTTGGTTCTTCTTGCTTATCAGTGTCAAAGGCAACTGACGGCTCAGAAATGATATCACCTTCTTCTTCACTATCTTCTGGTGATAGCCATTCTTGGAGTGATTGCTTCATTTCATCATAAGGAATTGCTTTAAATACCTTCATTGGATCTGCTTGGTTATCTAGCAAACTTTGAACAATGTCTTCTGAATCTGAAAGTGGTGTTGTTTTCATAGAAGGACCAATGGTGGTTTTATTGTAAGGAGTACCAGTTACTTCTGGTCCTACAGTAGTCAATTTGATATCACGACCACCTACAATGTCTGTAAAGTCACCAATTTCCTCATCAGCAGCCATATTCAAGAAGCTTTGATATACTTCTTTACCGAATTGCCACAACTTAACACCTTCACTTTCTTCACCACGAACAATAACAGGTGCAAAAATACGAACTTTAGCATCAAGCTTTTTAGCTAAACGCCAGTTGTCCTTATCATTTGTACCACGAAGTTGCTTAGCAAATTCCATGATTGGATCTTTCTCACCCCAATTTGCAGGTGAAGACATTACTCGTTTACTACCAATTCCGTAGTAAAACATCATTTCCGTAAATGGGTTGGATTTATTGTACTTTGAAGGTACTACACGAATTACCTGTTTACCTACTGAGGGTTTCCAGAATAAATTCTTACCATTTCCACTGCCACTACTGTTGTTGGATTGCTTGTTCAGGGCATTCAAGCGATTTTTGATTACGTCTAAATCCATAATATAACTAATTTTTATTGTTTAAAACTTAATATAATAACCTTTGTTTGGGAAGCCAAACTATAATTCAATAATTTTATAAATTTTGGTTCTGAGTTGTTTCAACTCATCATGTTGGGTTAGCAAGATAGTATTTTTGTAGTGTTGCCAATTGATAGGGAATCTGGTATCTACTACACCATCATTTAGCTTCTTAATTAATTCATTTAAAGCATTAATAGTGTATAGAGTATTTGATTCTTTTTTTCTATGTACTAAGATTGTGTTTTCAGGGATATGATTTACATTACCCTGGTCGATGTTATAAGTACAAACATACTCATCATTGCTCTTAACATTAAGAACAAAGATTTTATTGTACATTATATTATATTTCGATGTAAGACTTTCTACCAATGAGTCTAGCTCATCTAAAGTGGTAAAAGTACAAAACAGTTTATTATTCAAATCCGATATATTTAAAGTAGTGAAATCTATGAAATCGTCTACCTTATACATATTAGGTGGTCTCTCTAAAATCGTATGTTTTTCCATAACTGTGTTTTACTTGCAACTTTTTGCTTTTAAAAATTTTTAATATTTCTTTTATAACTTCTTTCTCTCCCTCATCAAGGTCCAATAAAAAACTATCGTACGTATATAATACTAACTTCGTATTTTTGCCCCTTAATAATTTCAACATTTCCCATAATATACAAACGTTAGTGGCGGTCTCCAAATTTTGAAGAACATAATTCAATAATTTTTGAGGTTTCATGTCCTCTAAATTATCCTCCATAAACGTATGCCCCGAAATAGGACTCTCAATCCAACCGTGCTCTTGGTAGTTTGCCCACAAATCGTCAGTATATACTTGAACTTTTTTAAAGAATTCCAGATCCTTATACTGCTCGAATACTCCTCCGTATAACTGTTTAAACGTCAGTTCCTTAGCTTTTTGATAATCCACCTCATACATTTCGGCAAATGCTTGGTGAATGTCTCTTCCACCAAAATCATAACCCACAAGATTAGCCAAAAGGGTGGGATGATAAGCACTAATATCCAACTCAAGCAAGTAGTCATTACGGGGGATAAAGCACTTTCTGTCCCCATTGTCTTTGTTAATTGCGGCATAATTTACCCCATTAAATCGGTTTGCGGGTCTTCCGGTAAGGGTTTTAAAGTTGAATTGAGTGTAGGTGTACTCTGAATCGAGTAAGTGAAAACGCGATTCAAATTCTTCGGTGTCAACTCGTAAACCACTTCTCTCAATGGCGTTGAATACCACTGTGGCTCTGTTGTTGTAAAATTCATTGATTGGTTCATTTATTCTTGGTTTTAGATCTTCAAAAGTTTTCTCACAATATTCATAATGTTTTACTATCGGAATAATGCGGTTTATATCTTTTTTATTTGGGTATTTTTGGTAAAAGAAGGAATGTGCTTGTGTATATTCTTGTATATACGGAGGCGAATTGAGTGTAATGTCAAAAAGCCCTTTTAGAATAAAATAATGGAGAAACTCTTTCTTATCTTTAGTGTACACGCGTTCAAATTTGTCTAATACGCGCTCTACGTTGTCTATACTAATGTTAAACGTTTCACTATGCGATATGGGTATAATGTATCCTTTTGTGGATTCTAACGGTCGAATGTAAACAGCACACACACCGTTTTCCACGGGGTGTACTTTATTAGAATTGGGAATAATCTCTACGAATGCTTCTTTAAATCCACTATTGCATAACTGTTCCCATTGGTCTTTACTTTCAACTAGCCAATACATAACTTTTTAATTTACCCCAATATAATATAGGAGTTTTACTTATCCAAACTTGGTTTGTAGAATTTTAAGTAATTACCTCTTAAAAACTCTTTTAAACCTAACCTTTTTAGTCTTCGTTCTCTAATCATAACCATATTGTAATTTGTTCTTTCCACTTCCTTCTCGTCTCCACTAATAGTCCATAAGATTTTGAATGGGGTGTAAAGTTGGAAATCATAAGTTCTATCTTTATTCCTTAAAGCTTCATACCCCTCTTTGGAAATTTCTTGATAAATAATTTCATTTACTTTGACACAAAAGTACCTTGTAAATACCCCTAAATTATAATCATCTTCTGTAGGTTTAGGGTAGTGTGGGTTTGGGTTTTTTAAGATTTTTGTCATATCCACACCCTGGAGGGCATTGTAGATGTCAAGGTCTCTCATTGAGTCCGGAGATAGGCTTTCACCATACGCCCCACCACCATCAAAATTACTAACATAAGAAGTATATGTACCTTCACCTGTGATTGGAGTAGATTCCCATTGATCATCATT